CTGTAAAAGAGGTTGGGCAAAAAATTGGACACGAATATGGATTTGGTTCTGCTTGGGAAAGTGAGGTTACCAAAGGCACTTCCGAATGGGAAGGCTGGGGAACTGCTCTCAAACCTGCTCTTGAACCTATTACAGTAGCCCGTAAACCTTTAAGTGAAAAAACAGTAGCAGAGAATGTACTTAAATGGGGAACAGGTGGAATAAACATTGATGGGAGTAGGGTGGAAAGTAACGAAGTAATAACTACTCATTCAAATGGCGTAGGCAATACTGGTGATAAGGGTATTTATGGACACTTTGATACTGTAGAAACTGGTAACGAAAGAACTGGTCGCTTCCCTGCAAACTTTATCCACGATGGCTCTGATGAAGTAGTAGAGTTGTTTCCGAATACAAAAGGAAGTGAAACCACTAAAGTAGGAAAAACCTATGGCGAAACAGATGGGCGAAGTTATCTACAAACAAAACCACACGGGGTGAATATAAACGATAGTGGAAGTGCAGCAAGATATTTCTACTGTGCTAAAGCAAGTAAGAGTGAAAGGAATAGAGGGTGTGAGGGGTTGGAGGAGAAAGACATCGTCACCTTTGCAACTGCTAATGGTACAAGCGGAAAACCAAGCAGTCTTAGTGAAGGTAGAGAAACAAAGTACCGCAACAACCACCCAACAGTTAAACCAATAGCTCTTATGGAATACCTAGTAAAACTTGTAAGTAAAGAGGGTGCAGTAGTCTTAGACCCCTTTGCAGGTTCAGGCTCAACACTTATCGCTTGTAAGAACTTAAAGAGAAACTATATCGGTATGGAATTAGACCCAGAATATATAAAGATATGCGAGGCTAGATTAAAAGAGACACAACCCAAACTATTATGAATGAAGTAAAAGAAATAAAGTTTAGTGAGTTAGCTAAATTCTTACCTAAACAGAATGATGCTAAATTAGCGTCAGAAAGATTTAAGTTTGTATTATATGGTGGCTCACTAGGCTCTGGTAAATCATATTGGCTAAGATGGATGATGGTTTATTGGCTAATTAAATACTTTGCTAAGTACAAACAATACGGTATAAGAGCTGGATTATTCTGTGAAGATTATCCATCACTAGAAGATAGACATTTAAGTAAGGTTAAATATGAATTTCCTTCGTGGCTAGGAACATACAATCAACAACGACACGAGTTTACATTAAAGAAAGCATATGGCTCAGGTATTATTGCATTTAGAAACCTAGACGACCCAGAGAAATACTTATCAGTTGAGTTTGCTATTATGGGCGTAGACGAAATCAATCGTAATCCTATTGTTACATTTAGAGAGCTAAGAAAGCGTTTAAGATGGGCTGGTATACCTGATGTAAAGTTCTTAGCAGCGTGTAACCCTAGAGGTGAAGCGTGGGTAAAGAATATGTGGGTCAAAAGACTATTCCCACCTGAGGAGAATGAACAGTATGAGTTTGTATATGTACCAGCATTACCCACAGATAATCCACACCTAGACGCAACATACTACAAAGCACTAGAGAGTTTACCTGAAGCAGAGCGTAAAGCCTTTTTAGAAGGTGACTGGGATAGCTTTGAAGACTCAATGGATGAGAAAGGATATATACGCTTATTAAACGACAGAGAGCTACAAGGTGGACTAAGCCCTGAAGCAGACCACGCAGGTTATATTGTTGGTGGTGTAGATCCAGCAGCAGGTGGAGACAATTCAGCTATTGTAATCAAGTCAGCTAATCTTATAGAGATAGTATTTAATCAAAAGCTACAGAATACAATGGACTTAGTAACAGCTATCATAACTATCAACAAGAAATACAGAGTAGACTATTGGGTAGTAGACAAGACTGGCATCGGTCAAGGAGTATGGGATAGATTAAGAGATATGGGCTATCCTGTTCGTGGTGTATCATTTGGTGAAAAGAGTGAAGACCCACAATACCAGAACCTTAAAGCAGAATGGCATTTTAGATTAAGGAAATGGGTATTAGGTGGTGGTAAACTAAAGCGAGACTTTGGCTGGAACGAATCTGAATATGTAAAGTATAAACACAAAGACGGCAAGATAAGCATACAACCCAAAGAAGAACTATTTAGAGAAGGTATAATGTCTCCTAATTGTGTAGACGCAGCAGTTTTAACTATGGTAGTAAGCGACCAGAGTGTAAGAGCCAAAAGAATAGTAGAAAACAACCGAGGGCGTAAGGGATACGATGCAATGGATAAGATATGGAAAGGTGAACCTGATATGTTTAGTAGACTATAAAAGTTATCCACACCGATTCTTTTTGACGAGTTAGTTAATGCATACATAATGGTATTATGCAAGAAACTAAAGACTTTGAGGTAGGCATTAAAGACGACGAATTAAAAGCCGAACATCAGTGGTATGGTAAGCAAGACCAGACTGAAGAACAGTCTATACACGACACAGGTAAAGGAGAGCCTGTGGTTATTCGTATGTTTGAGTTTAAGTTTAGACCCGACATAGAAACAACACCAACCAAAGAACAGTTACTTACTCCTGAATATATAAAACAAATAAAGACCCAACTATGGGGCGATGGTTTAAGAATGGTATTAGAACCTAGACTAGATATTACTAAAGAAGGCTGTAAAGTATTCGTGCCTTGTCAAGCAACAACAGGCAACAGCTTTATAGACGAACCTAAACTACTACAAGAATGGATACATTAGGCGACATAGCAACCAAATATGAGGACTCGTTTCAGTTCTTACAGACTCGTAAGAGACAACAAGCTAATCAGCTCAAGTTATTGGTGAACCTACAGAAAGGCGACCAGACCATAGCTTCAACACTATTACTTACACTATTTAATCGTGTAATGTCTTCAGTGTATGATGACAAGCTCCAAATTAAGTTCTTACCTTCTCAAGGAATTAATCAAGACCAAATCAATGCATATAACATTCTTGCACAAAGTGATTACCTTGAGATGGGTAAGGCAAAACTAGACTATGACTGGACTTGGGATACTTTGTTCTATGGCCGTGGTTATTGTGAAACAATGAAGTTCAACAAGAAGCGTAAACTAATGGAGCCTTGTGTTATCAATCCATTAGTATTCGGTTATGATCCTATTGTTAGTAACGTACAAGACTGGAGATATTACTGGAAATGGGTAACTAAGAACAAGTGGCAACTACAGAAGCTAATCAAGAGTGGTTATATTGACGGCATAAAAAAGGTAGACGAAATAGCAGCAGGAGTAGAGCCTTACCTATGGGAATACAAACAAATAGTAGACCAAGCTAGAGATGGTGTAATGCCTAGCCCTGAACCTTTCAGTGGTGATGTATTCCAAATACTAGAGTTCTTTAGCTATGACGAAGATGGAGATAGGTGTGTATATTGGGTGGATAAAAACTTCTCTAAGATACTAATGCACGAAAAGCTAGACCTTGATGATGGCAATGAAGACCAAGGCGAACCTACATCTAAGTGGCCTATTGTAGTTAAAGAGAGTTATAGACAACCACACAGCTCAATACCTTTCTCAATAGCTGACCTATTAGACGACAAGCACCGAGCTAAATCAGTATTGCTTAACCTAGCTTTCATAGCAGCTAAAGACCAAGCTAACCCTATATACTTATATGACTCCGAGAAGGTAGACGACATAACAGGATTTCTATCAAGACAAATCAATCAACACATTCCAGTGTCAGATGTGAACAACTCTGTAGCCCCTCTTAACAAGGCAACAGCTATGGACCCAAGCCTACAAGCCTTTATGCAATACCTAGACACTGAAGCTGAAAGCCCAATGGGTGCAGGTAAGCCTATGAGTGAGCCAGGAGGAAGTACTAAGCAAACAGCTACTCAAGCAGCACTAGACCAACAACTAAACGATATGGCTCAATCCCTTATCAGCAAAGTCTTACAATTCGGAGAGAGTGAGTTCTGGTCACACTGGTTTCATAGATACGCTAAGTATGGGCCGGAGCTAAAAGGGAAGATGGCTAATATCGTAGGTGTGAAAGGCATCACTTCAGAGATAATTGACATGAAAGACTTTAACACTGACTTTCCGCCTGGTGTGCTGGTCTATTCTGCCAAAGAAGCTGAATAC